CCGTTAATGCTATAAGTGGCAAGGTTTCCAGTATTGTCAATACTTCCTGAAGACGCAGTACCCAAAGTAAGAGTCTGACGCACTGCCTGAGAGTAGGCTACTACTTCAGCCCATCCAGAATGGGAAGCCATTGTGTCTGCTGCCGCCGCTGATCCAGCCGCTTTAAGGCCAACATACCATGCAGTGATCTGTGTTGCTCCATCTAACGTACTGGACAAGACATGATTCAAGCCTACAGTAGTGACGAGGTTTTTATTAATTTCTTTCCACTTCTCGTTACCTTTTGAGTCGTAGCAGACAACCTCCCATACGTTTTTGAGGCCGAGGTTCATGTCTGTTTTATGTTTCATTTTTAAGCCTCCATCGGACTTTAGTGTTGGGTTAATGTTCAATTTGGATACTCCACTTTAGTCCATACTGTTGTAGGATCACTTGCATCACTCCATAAAAATAAGTTGGATGATGACACCCCTACTGTGGAACCTATAGTGATAGAGTCTGCATAATTCGTGTTGTTTACATAAGTGACGTTAATAGGAATTGTTACGACTCCTACCGCAGTTAATACTAAACTTGAGGTGTAGTCTTGAGTTAAAGCAAATGACGCTTGACTGTCAAAAGTAAAACCTCCTGCGCTTGTGTATCCGTTCTGCACTCCAAATGATATTACTCCTGAAGTGGCTAAAGTTGAGGCGTGAACTTTTCCCATATTGTTAGTAAAAGACACAGAAGATGAAAGGGTTGCTGAATTTATTTGGCTATACCCGCTAGTCACACCAAACGCAGAAGAGTTAGCTTTAGCGGGGCTATTCCAATTAATACCAATCGTTGACCACGTTATCGGCGCAGTCGATTCAGCCCAGGTAATCGGCGCGGTCATGGATTGCCAGAAGTGTTCATAATCCGCATGGCTGAACCGCTATGACGATCTTGCGCGTCTGCATATTGCAACGACTCGATCCCTCTCTGATAGCCAGCCGACCAAGTAGGCAGTCTGGCGTCGTTTACCAAAAAAGCCTCTGCCTCCATAAGCGCGGCATACAGGTAAATATCTGGGGCATTGGTCAGAACCCAATTAGTTGTCGTTGTGCTCGACAATGAATCAAAGCGTTTGTAAAACAGCATCTCAATCGTCATTACGGCAGCGGGTGTCGGCCCAAGCTGAAACTCATTAGCGATGATCGTGTAGTAGTAAGGCGTTCCAGTTGTCGTGCCGCCCCACATCCGGTCATACATTTCCGGTGTGACGTATTCCAGTATGCGGATAGGTGTGCCGTTAACCTGAAAGTTACGCATTTGCAGATAGTTGGTCGGCAATGCGTAATTGCGTTGATTAGCAACAGTTGATGCCGTTTGCTTAGTTTCCATCGCCCGGATACGCAGATCCCGATTGAACCTGGCTTCCGCGAGAGAAATAAACTCAGGAATACGCGCAGTCAGATCGTCACGATCAAGCCAATTCGCTACAGCCGTCTGTAGTTCGCTGTAGGTCGAGATTGCCATTAGCGCGTCAGTTCAGAAACGTAAACAACGCCGCCGGTTGATACCTGAAGTGCTGCGACTTTTTCGCCACCGTGAATCGAGAAATAGGTGGGCCAGTCTTTCAGAAGAAAGATTCCGTTACTGGCGGTCGCAGTCGGAGATGCGCCAAACGCCAGGTAAACATTCTGTGTTGCGGTGATCAGCACATCGCTGACTTGTGCGCCAACACCGTTGCTAGTTGCAGCAGACGTACCCGCACTTGTGATGGTCTGAGTCGCCCCAGCCGGTCGATAGTTCCCTTTCATGTGTTTTTCCTAAAGGTCAGTTGGGGAGGTTTTTAAAAACTTGTTGTCTGGATTGTTGAGATAAGCCGCCATCAGTTTGCTATCTTTTAAGATCGCGCCGTTGGTTTCTTTTATCCATTGTTCCAGGACGGTTTTGGGAATCGTGGCGCACTTATGCCACTCACCACGTTTGCCCATTGATAACTTGTCGCCATAGTCGTTGTACTGGCGTTTATTAGCGTCAATGATGGATTGCACATCTTGGACGGTGTTGAACGTGACAGATCCATCTGCGTGTTCGTGCATATCAGTTCTTCGATATGGTTCAACGTCAAAGATAGTTTTGCGATCAGACATAGCCGACGTTTCCTACTTTGGGCGCACCGTTAGACGTATCGCTGTAAGCCTCTTGCAGCCACTCCGTAGAGTTTTTAGGGCGTTCAACTTCTTTCGGTGCGGGCGGCTGTTTTTTGGAAAGTTTGTTGCTCAGTTTTTTTAAATCTTTGTCCATTTGATACCTTTCCACCTTTTTATCGGTACGGATTTGGATTAGGTCGTTTACCCTTTTTTCCTTTTTTCATGTTTTCCAGTTGCTCCTTGCTTTCGCCTGTGAGTTTTTAGATAAATCTCCATAATGAAAAAGCACCTTGCTTGACGCAGTGTGCTTCGCTCCAGAATGAAGTTTTCCGTTAGGCATTTTGTGATACGCACCCGTATATTCTTTGCCGTTTGCACGGTAATGCTTAACGCTCATAACCATTGCTTATCTCTTTTCTTGGTTTCAAAAAAAAGGGGCGAGTTTCCCCGCCCCTTCTCTTGTTGAATAACCTATTTCTAGGTCGTTACGTTTGCCAAATATCCAGACGATTTCTCGTTTTTGGACATAAGACCAGCTTCGTAGACCAACATCTGACGCTGACTGTCACCAGTGACGGCAAGATCAACGGTTTTAAAGTCACGAAGAACGCCCATCGCCCAGTGATCCATATCCAGAATGTAAACATCCTGACTACGGGCCTGGTTCCGGTTTGGTAAAATTTTAAACGTCCCGAAGTCGGACACATAAACGTCAACAGCCGCGACAACGTGTGCCGGGGCTACTTTGTCAGCAGCCGTTTTAAGGCTGGAAACGCTCTGAGTTAGATCAGAGATCGCCTGTTTGATGTCAGGCTTGCACATGATCACATCAGGGTCGCCGCCGCTCTCGTATGCTTCTTTGATAACGATCTTAATACCGGCTTCGGTGATGCTGTTGTCAGTCGTAGCATCCGTGGCCGCATTAGTTCCGTTACCGGAAGACGCAGCTCCGGTTGCCACGCCAGAACCTAGCGAATGGTAGTTGGTCGCGATCCATGCCGGAAGACCAGCAGTGATACGAGCAGTACCCGTTGCGCCAGCGTTACGAGCGACGTTGGAGGTCAGCATGAACTCAATGTCACGCTTCATCCGTTTCGCTTTTTTCGCAAGCTGGTAAGCCTGGGACGATTTGCGACCGGCGTAATCGACGGCCTCGTTCGTGCCAGAGGTCTGGATGATGTAACGCGAGATCTGGGTGTAGTTGCCTACACGAACCGGGTTCTCGCGCGCATCTGCGGAGGTTGAGTCCTGTCCATCACCTTCAAGCTGACGGTTAGCGCCACCTGCGGCGATAGTATCAGTCTGCCACTCGAAAAACGTGTTATCAACGCTCTGCTTGGAACAGCCGCTCAAGAACGGCGTGTCCAAAGGAGCGATTGCATATATCACATTTGCAAGTGATTCCCTGATACCGATTGCACTATAAGTAGTGCTAGTATTTGTTGGGATTGCCATTTTTTGTCCTTAAAAGAAAAGTTATACAAAATCTTCCAAGAGAGTAGCCGCGTCATTGACGTTGCCGGTCTCTGAAAGTCGGTTTCTCAGAGCCGCACGTTTACTTTTAGACTCAGATTTAGCTGTTGCTGCTTTACTGCCGCGAATGACTTTAGGTTTGTTCTTGAGTTTCTTGGCCTTTGGATTAGCCTTTACCATCTCGTCGTACAAACGGGCCTTGTTCAAAACAATAAAGGATCGATGGTCAATAAGACTTTCGATCTCAGCGTCTTGGAAGCCCGCAGACGAAGCGTAGGAACGCAGCTCACCGGCAAGCTCTTTCTGTTTGCCAGGATCACCCCAATCCGGTAGTTTTTCTACCAAAGCGGCGTGTTCCTGTTTGACAGACTCTTGCCAGTTCTGTTGTGCTGCGGCCTCGTTTTTCGCAATCACCTGTTGCTGTTCGTGTTGAACTTTGGCGATCTTTTCTTGGGCCTCTCTCAACTCTTCTCTTCTTGTTACAAACTCAATTGGGTCTTCGGTTTTAAGGCGTTCCCAATCTACGTTTGCAAACTGATCAAGGTTAGAGTTTTCAATCATTGACTGAAGTTGTTGTGCGTACTGCTGTCGCTCTGCCTGGATTTGCTGCATCTCGGAGGTGTACTGCTGTTGCAGTGATTCCATCTGCTTTCGATCTTCCGCGAGAGCTTGGCTTTTCCTCGTAAACGAGGAATTGCGTGAATAGCCCTTTAAAAGTTCGTCAAGGCTGACCTCAATTTCTTTACCATCAACTTTAATGGCGTAGACGGGTTCCTCTTCGTCCTCTTCTTCAGACTCTTCGCTTTCAGACTCTTCCTCATCCTCTTCGGACTCGGATTCGTCTTCAGAAACCGCCTCAGGAGATTCGTCTGGATTTTCTTCCGTGGACGTTAGTTCTTCTTCGGTCGGGGCGGACTCTTTTGCCTCTGAAGATTCTTGCGAGTCCAGAAGACCTAAGAGTGCCTGTTGTGCCGAGGCAATACTGCCCTCGTCGGTTATTACGGGTGCTTCATTCAGCGCCGGTGCTGCTTGCGTATCGGCCATAGTATGCTCCATGAAAAAGCCCCACCGAAGTGGGGCCAACCAGCATCCCTGCTGGCTCGTTTCGCGAAACGAGTTTCGTTAAAAAATAGTCTAAATCTTGTCGGTCATTTTCCCGGTTGTCACAATGGAATCAAAGTGACTCTTGAAACGACCCAAGGTCTTTAGACTCAACCAGAGCCTTTCCCTGGTTTCAACATCGTGATCAGATGAGTGTTCCCAACTGATCAGGATTTCTTTTGCCAACAGATCCCATGCTTCATTAATCATGGGGTCGGCTAAAATTCTTTTTGCAGCTTCGAGTCGTTGGCTTTCGTCCATAAAATTTTACCGTTGGTTTTGCTCTTGCCACCACTCTTCCTCTGCACGAAACAACTGTTGCAGAGTATTTTTATCATCCAATAGCGACTGGTCGGTTCTGCTGGGCTTCGAGGGCCAACTCTTGGGCCTTAAGTTGTGCATCGACGCTTGCTTCTTGAGCATCGACCTGAATCTTTTGTGCCTTGATCTGTACATCAGCGGCTTTAATCTCCAGTTCTTTCTGTTTCATCTGCATCTCCATCTGAGCCATCTGCTCCTGTGGGGATGGACTTTTCGGCGGCATCTTGCTGGGATCGTTCAAGAACTCGCTTACATCTTTGAAGCCCATGTTCTTAACGAGTTGAGCGCCCATGTTGTAAATGTTCTGCTCGGTAACAATTGAGAGACCGCCGGACATCGCCTGTGACGCGAACTGAATCATCTGAGACAGGTGCATCATCTGCTGATCCTTGTTGCCATGTCCCAAGCCAACCTGAACGGAGCAATCCATTTTGTTTCGCCACATTGACGGGTCTACGGGAACCCACTCATTGCGAAGCTGAATAACTGATTCCTTGTCCTGGTTTTTATTAACTAATTCGTAAATCATGTTCGCCATTTGTTTTACGCCGGTATCCGCAAAAATCCGAGCGACCATTTCGACACGTTGTTGTGCCGCTGTCATCACTTGGGCTACCTGAGTCGCAGACGTATGCGAGGTAAGCGCGTTGGCATCAAGTCCTTGACTCATCTTAGTCATGCCGGAGCGTTCTTCCCGGATGCTGTCGATGTAACCTAGCATCTCAAAAACGTAAGGCTGGAGCTGGGGGGTCGGTAACGGCTGCACCGCGCCCTGTGCCTTGGTGCGTACAATGCCGCCAGGTCTTTGGGTCAGAAGGTCATCAAGATTGACCATTCCCTCTTGGACGGCCACGCGCCCGGAGTTCTGCAAATACATATTGTCGAGAAGGTTCCGCATGAGAACCGTCTTGATCAGTTGCAGATCCATCACTTGATCCGCGATGGACATCCCAAAGAACTTGTGGGCCATCGGAATCGGACACAAGGTCGCAAACGGCACTCCATCTACCGGATCATTCGCGAGTACCTGATTGCCGCAAGTCAGGATACGGCGCAGCTCGGACAAGCCGCCCTCGATCTCGACCCGCATATAACTCTCAAAGACCCAGACCTCGCGCAGAGCGCCATCGCCTTCTTCAACGTCAAAAGGCCAGCTCTGGGAGTTATCAAACTGATGACGGGCGTTGCTCTCCTGATTCATGTTGTAGTTCGAGAAGTCGCTATTTCCGATTAGCTGCTCGTCTACTTCATATCCCATTTCGCGCAGTTCCGCGAGCGTCATGCGGGTGCGATGACACACAAAACGAGCCTCTTCGACGTTTTTGGCTTCGCGGGAAATTAGGAACTCTTCTGGCGCAATGTTAACAATCTTGACCGCGCCCTTCTTAACTTGGCGCTTAATAACAACATCGTGAAGGGTCGGGTTTATAAGTGCTGCTTCTAGCTCATTAACCATGTCATCGCCTGAAGGCGATTCTTCACTTTCGCGGCGCTCGGTGTGCTCAAGAACTTCTACCTCGTCGGGCCGGAGAAGGTTCTCTAGCTCTGCGTCGGTAAGATCGTGGTACTCCTCGCGGTTTTTCTTTTCGGTTTCGTCCCAGAAGACTTTAATGATGCCGACCTTTTCCAGGAGGGCGTCGGAA